CAAAACCAAGTGATTCTCGTGGAAGATAATCAACAGCTCAATGGGCTAATTGTTGGAAACATTCTGCTGGCTCCATTCCACTTTACGCGTGGCATGCGTGATAGAGAGGAAAAGGAAGCACGAATGCTAACACAATTTGGCACATATAATCTTGGCAAACTCACAGACAAGCATGTCACAAAATTCACAATGTTAGACTTGGTTGCACTCACCTTACCACCAACGTTTCAAGCGAGGCGAAAGCTCAAATGCTTCCGGATACCAGTGGAAGGAGAACGTGCAATTTTAGTGACTATGCACTTTGACAAAACAGGATGGGTAGGGAAGCAATCAGCGGAGACACCAATTACACCATATGGCGACCGACACGATGGACTTTGGAAACACCGCGTCACAACAGCTCCAGGGGATTGTGGTAGCACTATTGTGGCTGTCTCAGATTTGAAAATTGTTGGATTTCACAACTTAGGAGGCAAAGGCGAAAACTACTTCACACCTATCACCGAGGAGATCATGAATTTTCTGAGTGACAAGTCAGTCGAACCACTAGTGCCTTGGAAATTCTCAGAAGAGCAAGTGGATTTGTGTGGGCTAATTGAAGCCAATGGCGCCGACAAATTCCCTTTTGCCAAGACTATCAGTGAATTGGTTAACTGGCAAAGTCTCCAAATGCCAAAGTATTGTGGTGAGAATTTCAAGGCAATTGCTTATGCACCAAATAGAATGTCAAAGCGCCATGTGGTGACAGGGAGGAGACCTGAGTTCATCGGGTTCCTGGATTCACACCCAAAGTGGAAAGCAACCGTTGCTCGCCACTTAGGGGAGTTTCAACCCTCCGTGCTAACACATGAGGCTTACTATAAGGATGTGCTAAAGTACAACAAGGACATTATGGTAGGCACTGCTCACGAAATGTGCTTTGCAAAAGCTGTGTTGGCTACAGTGTACATTTTGGAAATAGCTGGGTTCGAAAAGGGAAAGTGTAAGCCGATATATGATGGTTGTAAAATTTACAACGATCTCAACTTGGATGCAGCTATGGGAGCTCTGTACACTGGCAAGAAATCAGCACACTTCATGGACGCTACTGCAGACGACATCGAGGAATTCTTCGTGAACAGTGCTGGTAAACTGTTGGGAAATGGACATGGCGTGTGGTCAGGATTGCTGAAAGCTGAGCTCAGACCGAAAGCAAAAGTGGTGGCAAACAAGACGCGCACTTTCACTTCAGCACCAGTTGATATTCTAATGGGAGCCAAGGCGGTTGTGGACGAGTTCAATAAATTTTTCTATACGAAACACCTCCGAGGCCCGTGGACTGTTGGGATCAACAAATTCAACTGTGGTTGGAATCTTCTAGCAGAGAGCCTGATGGTGCATGAGTGGTTTATCGATGCAGACGGGTCGCAATTTGATAGCTCGATAACACCACTCCTTATGAATGCTGTTCTGAACATCAGACAGTATTTCATGGCGGACGAAGAAGAGGCCCAAACGATGCTTGCAAACCTGTACACGCACATCATAAACACATGCATACTCATAGAAGATGGCACAATTGTACAGAAATTCAGAGGTAACAACAGTGGTCAGCCGAGTACTGTTGTCGATAATACGCTGTGC